CTATAGCGGTTGTCGTTTGTGAGAGAGTATCCTCCCTCTTCTGCTTTACGCTCTTCTATATCGCTGTGGTATGCCTGTGGCTCTCCAAGATCTACATCCACGTAGAACCCGCTAGCCTGTAGCTTCTTTAGCTCGTTCTTCGTCTTACGCATAACATGTGTCACACGTTCCGCTGTTTCTATGTGCGATGCTCCATAGGGTACGATCACATCTTCTGCGGGTACAAACACCGCTACCTGTCGCCCCATGTTCGGGTCGTAGTACACTTTCTTAAACCCAGACCCTGCCAGACCAAGGTTGTATAGCAGACGCTCATGCTCAGATCGATATTCTACCATGTTCTCTGTTAACTGGTAGTTCATGTCTGCTTTCACACGATTAGCCGCTTCTAGCTTTTCACGAGTCTCGTCACCCAATATCTTTGTTTTCACAGGCCCCTGCGCAGGAAACGTCTCACCCATTGTTTCTGCTTGGAAACGTATAGCTGCCTCTGCTAATACGTTAGAGTATACACCACAAGCTCCTTCCCAGGGTTCACTACGTTCCTCATACTTAAAACCCAATACGTCTAGACCACGAACAAAGGTATCCGCCCATTCTTTACGGCTCTCTAGATCAGAGTCAATATTGCCTAATAATTCATCAGCCACAGAAGCGAGTTGGTCATCATTCATATTTTCTGCTATATTCTCATCGAACCCCCCTGTGCCGACTCCTTCAGCATCGGGGACTATGGTGATCTCCATACTACCATCGTCTAACGTGACCATGTCAGGGTTTACTATCTCAACTTCTAGTTGTCCTGTTTCCTCTTCCTCTACTCCTTTAGGAGCTTGGAATAGTCCTTTCTCTACAGCCATCAGTAATACCCGCCTCTCTTTTGTTTAAAGTAAACGACTTCTTCAGGTTCATCACTCGGCAGTCGTATAAACCCACCCTGTCTAAATCTCATCAACGCCATGACGGTGGAGTCAACCAAGTCATCGTGGCTCATAAACGGAAACCCTGCTATCTCTTCGATAAGCTCCTCTGCCCATCGTGTTTCGGGAACCCAACACAGACCTGATGACACAATATCCGTAACGGAGTTAAGTCTAGCTAGCTTGTCACCAGATCCCCTGTGTGGTGTGTATTCCTGTATAGGTATACCCATTCTCCTCATTTCTTGGTACAGCGCAGTTCCTGCACTCTTTTTCTCCACGATGAACGAGTCAGGCTCCCATTCTCTATATTCGTTCATAGCCAACTCTTTGAGTTCGGGAAACTCCAACCGTCGTTTTATGCTATTTAACAGTATAATGTTATAATTGTCCACCTCTTCATTTAAAAACACACCCCACGTCGTCAAACCTGTGTAGTCCGCGCGGTTGTGTGTCTCTGCGGCTGCGTCTAAAGACATGATGATGTACTCACATATCGGGGGATCTTCTTTCTTCCACATCTGCCACCACTCACGTTTGACCAAAGCGGCTTCTTCTGCTGTTGGTTCCTGCTGGTACTGTGCGTTCCACTGGAACACAGGCATAGATGCTTTCGTTCTGAGCAGTGCTTCCATGTCAAAGAACTCAGGCCAGAGAGGTTTTTGTATAAGTTCTTTTGTTTTTTTATCTTCTACGTCCATTATGGCGGGAAACTCTACGACCTCGTACTGGTCAGACCGCTCGTTGTTTGTCATATCCTTAGTCACACGCCCTGTCAGGTCGTCCATATGCCACCGTGTCTGTATGATAGCTACCCGACCTCCAGGCATTAGACGTGTTCGCGCACCGAATGTGAACCAGTCGTACGCTTTCTCAAATACTTCAAAGTTCCCGTTTATAACATCCTGCTCGGAATGGGGATCATCAACGAGCAAGAGGTCAGCACCACGCCCAGCAATAGAAGAACCAATACCACACGCATAATATTCACCTCCTGAATTTGTGTTCCAACGCCCTGCCGACTTAGAATCTACAGCCAAAGCCACTGTCGGAAATATATCTTGATACGTTTCTGTTGCAATTAAGTTACGCACTTTTCGTCCAAAGTCCACCGCTAAGTCTGTGGTGTGCGATACCATCATAACTTTCTTGTTCGGGTTGCGTCCAAGAAACCAAGCGGGGAACATTATAGAAACAAGCTGGGACTTTCCGTGTCTGGGAGGAATATTTACACAGATTCTGTCCTTTTGACCCTGCTCTATGTCCATGAGCATGTCTGCTAACATCCTATGATGTTTCCCCACTATGTAATCGGGCTGCATATGCTTGCAAAACTCTATCAAATCATCATAAGCTGCCTGATTATGCTGTCGTGCGGCTAATTCATCGACCATTTTGTCTATTTCAGCCACTTCTTCAGGTGTATATTGGTCTAAATTATCTAACATAACCTGAATTTCGTCTTCAGAGAAGTCAAGAGCGTGTTTATTCACCTTTTTCCTCGTCTAAACCTAGCTCTTTGTCCACATCTATAGGTTCACCGTCAATTACAGCCGCATCTTCGACTGGATTTACCAATTTTGTGAGCTTTGAACGCAATCTTTCCCGTAAATCGTCCGTAGACTGATGTGTTATGGTCACTTCGGACTTCTCAGCGAACAATCCTACGTCTGAAATCTTACCTAAAAGCTCCAAAGCACGTATTCTGACTCTTGGATCGGGGTTTTCGGTCTCTTCTATGAGCTTATTTGTCACCAAATGCCGTATTTGTACTGCACTTTCGACCACAGAACGCCCAAACTGCTTCAAAATACTGTCTGTTAAGACAAGAGAAGCGGGTGTTAACGTGGACATTTTCTTTTCGGTGACTTTTTTCGACACATCTTCAGGATCATCAGCGTAAGCAACGGATAATCTTGCTGCTGTATCTTTGTCTTCTTTAGTTGGCTCAAGGTCGATGCCATGTTCCCCCAACTCCTTTGCTGTATTCGCGGCTGCCTCTACACGTGTCTTTAGATCAACCGAAGGCTTACCCTTTTTTATGGGTACGTTCAACTCTGGTTCTACTACAATAGTCATTTGGTTCGATTATATACTACAAAATTTTTTAAACGCAAGATGTTTGGGACTCCTATAGGGGGGTGTTCCTATATAGAGGGGGGTGGGGGGTCAAACTCAGAGAAATGTGATTTATTTGTGTATTTTATTAATATATAGCAAAACGACACAAAGAATAAAAAGGGGTGCATAGGGGTAGGGTATGGTCATATCTGTGACAGTACGCTGTGATTTGTTATACTGAGTACATCAAGACAAGATGAGCTTGCTTGATAAATGTTAGTGGACACACTAACAAAACAACTTAAACCATTTAACATAAAGGATATATAAAATGGCTAAAAGAAAATCAAATAACAATCACGCTGTTCTCTCAATCAAAGTTGGCGAACAACTATCTAAATACTCTGGAGCGTCTAATAAGTCTGAGGAAGAAAAAGGTAGTCTAATTCAGTTCGCTATTGAAGATGGCTTTACCAAGTCAAGCCAATGGCGATCTCCAAAATCTAAAGGCTCAACTTGTACTGAAGAACTTTGGGCGTCTATGAGAGATTATGCGTATCAAGGTTTTAGTGCCAAGATTAAGAAAGTATTGAACGCTGACAAGTCAAAGCTTGAAAAGGCAGACTTTGATAAAGATAGATCGAAGTATGATATGACAACAGGCAATAAAAGATATTGGCAACAGCAGATCGGTACAAAGATTGGCGACGTTGCTAGGGCATTAGCTAAGTTAGAAAAGCCAAAAGGTAAAGGCAAGGCTAACAAGGCTACTGAAACTAAATTGACTTTTAGACAAGATGTTGAAAAGCGATTAGATGAGGTTGTTGCAATGCTTGAGAGTGCAGATAGTAAGATCTTTAAGTCTGCCTTTGATTTGAAAGCTTACTTAAAATACCTATCTGTTAGACCAGATTGGCAGACTAAGTAAAACCTAAAAGCCACTCAGATTAATTTCTGGGTGGCTTTTTTTTGGCTCAAAATTTTTTTGATGCCAGTGATACCAGTGGTCGTAGTCGCTCCGAGCATAACAAGTTAGTATATGAAACCAGTGGTCGTAGTCGCGTCGAGTGTAATGTTCCAAATGTTCCATAATGTTCCAAAATAAAAAGGCAAAATGGAACATTATATTTTCTTATCATCTAATGACATCTAATGACATCTGTTATGTTTTTGTTAGTGGTTCACTAACATATTTATATATATATATATATAATGTTCCAAACTAAAAAATTGAGCGACAACATTTGAGCGACCACCTTTTGCGTAATCCCTTTTGGAACATTCTCACAAAATCTCCAAGACCCTCTCAATTTCCCCATTTCTGGAACATTGGAACATTTCAATAATATCAATGACTTACAAAGGTACGTGTTGGAACATTATGGAACATTACATCACATTACACGGCTTACCACTATTTACAACAAAAGTGTATAATAACACACAGAGTGACACGTAAAGATAACACTTGACAAACGTCGATAGTTGTGGTATAATGTAATCATAGTCGAAAAAGAAATTAATTTTTAAGGAGATACCAAATGGAAAAAGAAACATATACGAACTTTGTTAGTGAGCCACTAACAACTTGCTGTGACAAGTGCGAGGAAGAGATAGACCCTCGACGTGTTGCTCTTGGGTACAACACTTGCCTATCATGTGGTGAGTTGTTAGCACAAGAAGTAAGGTTCTGTGTCGTGCCTATGCACAAGTCCAACTATGTCGTTGTGTCACGTAAGCGTGACCTAGTCGGCATCAACAATAAAACTTGTTAGTGAGCCACTAACAAAACTGGTTTCAGAAAAGGAGAAAGATATGAACAAGATACCAACAGAAGATCACATCAAGGAAGTCGAGCAAGACGATAGGATTATCCAGTTCGACAATGGAGAAGTTGTTAGTGAGCCACTAACAAT